TCAGACATCGATCGCGATCCTCCTGAAGGGGCCGGGCCCGAAACTCTCCGAAAGCTGGGCCACATGGATTTCAAACGGCAAGGCGACCGCATCGGCCGCCTGCATCCCGGCGGGATAGGTCCAGAACGGCTGGCCGACGGTGACCTCGCGCCGCACCGCGGTTCCCTGCATGACGCGGAGGACATAGGCCTCTGCGGCCTCGCCAAGCGGCACCTCGACGCCGGACCAGTTGTCACCGTCAACCCGCGTCCGGCGAATCCATCGCAGATCAAGGTCGCCCGCGCCGCTGCGTCTCGCCCTCAGATGTGCCGGCGAATACGGACGAAGCCCGATACCGGCGAAAGCCTCGACGCGGTGCAGGTAGGACGGATCGTCATAGCCCCGCTGCGACGGGCCGATCCGGTAGTGCCGCGAAAGGTCACGTTCGGAAGCGGCCAGGTCGATCTGCTTCGGCGCCCCGTTCATCAGCACGACGTAGCTGCCCGCGGGCCAGCCGGCAGGCGCGACGGCATCGGTTCCCGCCTGTCCCCGCAGCCGTTGCGTCAGGTCGTAGACCCCTGGCGCGACCAGCGCCGCGCCGGCGAACTGGAACAGCTCCCAGTTTGCCGCACTGCCGTCCCCGACGGCCATCAGGTTGGCGCCGTTCAGAAGCTGCTCCGCCCCGACCGCGACCAGCGCGCCGCTCACCTTCACCCGCAAGGCAGGCCCGCGGTCCCATAGGCCGGGCGCCGCAGCCGCCAATGCCGTCTGCGTCCGCCCGATCACCGACCGCGCGGCGACGAGCTTGTTCAGCGCATAGCCCGCGTCGCTGTCGGCGGAATACACCGCCGCCGATCCCGGCCAGGGCGTCGCCGTCACCGCCAGATGCGGCTGGTGCGGCACCTCGGTCCCGCGCATCAGCGGCAGGTCGAGAAACAGCGGAAAGACCGGCACCGGAGCGGCGAAGGTGCGCGGCGTCACCCGCTCCTCGGCCTCGTCCGATGGATCGTAGACCGCGGGCTCGACCCGCACCGCCTCTATCGCCACGGCGCCCGCCTGCTCCACCCGGTCGATCCGGTAGAGCCCGCCGCCGACCGCCGCCACATCACCCGCGCCGAGGTGCCCCAGCGACGGCGGCAGCGCGAAGCGCGCGCCGTCGCGCGACACCCGCGCCTCGGCCAGCCAGCGCTCGACGATCCGCTGCCCCTCGCTTCTGGTCAGCGCCAGCGACAGTTCCGACTGCGCCACTCCGCGGGTCTCCTCGTCGGGAAAGATCGCCTCAACCGCGCGCGCCTCGTAGTCTCCCTCCGCCTCTACATAGGACAGCCGCACCCGCCCGGCGATCTCGGCCACGGATGCGCGCGCGGTCTCGACCCAACCGTCTGTCTCCTCGCCCACGGCAAGCTGGTCCGGCCCGATCGTCGCCTGCGCGCGCCCGTCGCGCATCCGGAACCGCAGCACCCCATCGCGCTCGGCCACGTCGAACCCATAGGCCAGCATCAGGGGTTGAAGCGCCGCGCGGGCGCTCCCCCCGTCGCCCACCGAATAGCCGCGCACGATGCCGTGCAGGCTGCGCACGTCGATCTCCGAAACCCCCGACCGCCCGCAGATTTCCGCCACCACGCTCGACAGCGGCTGGGCCGAGACCCGCCCGGTGATCCAGTGCCCGCGCGGATAGTTGTCGCCGTCCGCCCAGATCTCGACATTCGCCGGAAACTGCGGAAAGGGCCGCGCGTCCCAGGCCCAGACATGGGCGCGGTCCATGTCCACCATCGGCCCGCCGTATTCGCTCGAAACCGGGTTGTTTGCCGGATCGCGCCATTGGTCGATCATCGCCCGCAGATACTGCATCTGGATCAGATCGTCGCGCCGCCCGCTCGAATAGTTGGGCAGGACCGATTCCGACGACTTCGGGTCGAGGAACTTGTTTGGCTCGTTGGTGCCCTTGTCGATCGCCGCGCAGCCGAATTCGGTGAACCAGACCGGCTTCGACTGCGGCACCCAGGGGCTCTGCGCGCCCTTCATGCCACCGATCCGGTCGTGATGGGGGTTTTCCCACCACGACCGGATGTCCTTCACCCGCCAGACCCAGGGCTCGCCATAGGCGCCGTCCTCGATCGGCGTGCGAATCTGCGCGTCCCGATGGGACGCACTCGAATAGAACCAGTCGTAGCCCTCGCCGCCGGCGACGTTCGCTTTCAGGTAGTCGAGGTTGTAGATCGACCCCCAGCGCGCATCCGCATGGTCCTGCCCGTCACGCCAGTCGGACAGCGGCATGTAGTTGTCGATGCCGACGAAGTCGATCGCGTCGTCCGCCCAGAGCGCGTCGAGGTGATAGCGCAGGTCGCCCTCCGGCGTCTGGTAGCCGAAATATTCCGACCAGTCGGCGGCGTAGCCGATCTTCGTGCCCGCCCCGAGGATCGCGCGCACCTCGGCCGCCAGCGCCCTGAGCGCCGCCACCGCCGGAAAGCCGTCCCCCGCCCCGCGGACCTGCGTCAGCCCGCGCATCTCGGACCCGATGCAGAAGGCATCGACCCCGCCTGCTGCGGCACAGAGATGGGCGTAGTGCAGAATGAACCGGCGGTAGGACCATTCTGCCGGGCCGGTGTAGCTCACGGTTTTGCCGTTCACGGTGAAATCCCCCGGCGCAGCGGTGCCGAAGAAGGCTGCGACCTCTGCCGCCGCCGCCGCGGTCCGGTCCGGCGTGCCCGCCCGCCCCGGCGCGGCCGACAGCGTGATCCGGCCCCGCCACGGCAGCACCGGCTGGCCGGCGGCCCCGGTCCAGGGATCGGGCAGACCGTTCCCCGCCATCTGCTCCATCAGGATGAACGGGTAGAAGACGACGTGCTTGCCCTCGGCCCTCACGGCCGCGATCGCCTCCACCACCGACCCGTCTGCCGGCGTGCCGCCATAGACCGGCCGGCCGGCGTCGCGGATCACCTCCTCGGCCGCAGACCGCGCAATGCCGCCCGCCCGCCAGGGCATCGCCACGCCGTCGAAACCCTTGTCCTCGACCTTGGGCTTCAGTTGGCACTCCGCGCAGCGCAGGTCGTCCGCGAACCAGGACACGACGAGCGAGACCGAGCCGCAGCCCGGCAGCTCCTCCGCCAGCGTCTCCAGCGAGACGGCGAAGTCTGTCTTGCCGGCGGGGGAATGGATGTTGGCCGACCGGTTCTCGCCCGGCCCGGTCGAGTAGTGGACCGGCGTGGTTGCCAGCGTGTATTCCCCGGTTCCGGGAATCATCGCCACGCCGCCGACACCGCGCACCAGATCGGCCGCCACGTCGATCTGCGGCCCCTGCGCAGGGCGCAGAACCTCGAAGGAAAACTGCGGAACCCGGTTGCCGAACTGCCCAAGCGGCAGGCCCTCGAAGACGACATAAGCGATGCCGCGATAGGCCGGCACCTGCCCCGCACCCTCGATCGCCTCCATTTTGGGGTCGGGTACCTGATCATCCGAACCCCGGTAGACGCGCATCGTCACATCGTCGCGCGAAATCTCCACGCCATCGGCCCAGATGCGGCCCACGCGTGTGATCTCGCCCTCGCAAAGCGCGACGGCAAGACTCACCGTATAGGAATATTCCGTCACCTTCGGCGTCGACGGCGCCCCCTTCCCGCCGCCGCCCGAAGTCGTCGCCGTCTCAAGGAAGCGCGAGGCCCAGATCACCTGACCCGACACGCGCATCCGCCCCCAGACCTGGGCCACGGGCGCCCCTTCCGAAGCACCCGTCAGGCGAAACCGGTCGATCCTCCCGGTCTCGACCGGCTGCGAACCCTGGCCCATCAGCCGCTGATCGATGACCCGGCCCAGGGTCGCGCCAACCGCGCGTCCGATCACCGCGCCCGACAGGCCGAGGACCGAGCCGCCGAACCCCGCGCCGATCGAGGCGCCAACGGCCGAAAGCAGAATGGTGGCCATGCCGACCCTCCTTCAGGGAAACTCGAAACGCGCCACCACGCGGCGCGCCCAAGGCGCGGAAAACGCGCTTTCCACCACGCAATGCCCGGAATAGGCATGAATGAATGTCGGGCTGCCGCCCCTCGCTGCGGCAAGCCCCAGGTGCTTGGCAACCGCACCCGCCCGCATCCGGAACAGGATCACGTCGCCCGGCCGCGCCGGGCCCCGCGGTTCGCGCTCGACCAGATGCCGCCGCGCCGCCTGCCACAGCCGCTCATCCCCCTCGGGCTCGGACCAGTCCAGCGTATAGGCCGGTACGGCCTCGGGCTCGGCCCCGTAAAGCTCACGCCAGACGCCGCGCAGGAGCCCCAGGCAATCCGTCCCCGCGCCCCTGGCCGAGGCCTGGTGGCGGTAGGGCGTCCCGATCCATCCCCGCGCGATCTCGACCGCTCGCTCCCCCGCCGTGCTCGTTCCGGTCGCGTTCATCCCCGACGGCTCCCGCCGTCGTTGACCGCTGCCCCCACCGGGTATGACATCAGCCAGTCTTCGCCCGGAATGTCCGGAAAGCCTCGGAAATTGTCGTAGTTCGCGAATTTCAGCCGGCAGGTGTCCGGCCGCTTGTCGCACCCCGCCTCGATCCGCACCATGTCGCCGGGCTCGGGCGCAATGCCCAACGCCTGCCACAGCTCCACCTCATGGACATCGCCCTCCCGCAACCGGTCGTTCTTGATCGCCCCGACAAGCCCCGCCGCTCGGCCCGTCCGCACCTCGAACCGGCCCTTCTCGAACCAGCGGTCGTCGTAGCCGGAAAGCCCCGCAAAGCGGAACACCCGCGCACCCTCGACCTCTTCGACCGCCCGCTCTTCGGCATAGCCGGGCCGGTTCTGGTCGAACCGGCAGCGCCCGTCGCCCAGCACCGCCGAACAGCGGGCGTGATAGATCAGCCCCTGCGGCTGGTTCAGCCCCTCGGCAAGGCCGCGCAGCTCGGCATTGAACGCACCGCCCTTGCGCAAGACCTCGCCCAGCGTGCCGCGGAACTGCAAGGCGCGCACGCCGACATCGGCCCAGTTGACGATCCAGCCTCTGACCTCCGCCCCGTCGTAACGCCCGGCGAGAATGTCCGCCTCGGTGATCGCGTCCGACTTCAGCGCACCGAAGGCCTCGCTGTTGTCGACCGCAAGGCCCGTCGACTGCTGGATCGCCTTCGCCGTCAGGCCGGACCCGGCCCGAAAGACGATCCCCTCGAACGCCAGATCACGGTCGTGGTCGGTGAAGCCCAGCACCATCCCGTCCTTCCGCGTCACCGCCAAGCAGCGCGCCAGCGTCGTCGCCCCGCCGGCCAGATGGTCCTTCAGCGCCTGCGGATAGCCCGTCACAGCCGCACCTCCACCACCGGCACCTGTGGCACGTCGCCGGCCTGGAACGAGGCGACCGAGACCTCGATGCGGTCGGTGTCGAACCGCACCGGCACGTCGAACTCGAACCCGGCGGTGACCCGCTCGCCGACCGCCGGCGGGCTTGCGAAACTCACCAGACCGGTCACGGTGTCGACGGTGTAGTGCACGCCTTCCTGCAACTCGTCGCCCTGAAGCCCGATGCGCACCGTCCCAGCCACCGGCTTGCGGATCACCCGCACCTGCGACGCAGCACCCGACGCGTAGGTCTTCAGCAGTTGATAGCCCGCCATCACCCCGTCGCCCACGCCGATGACCTGGTCGTCAAACGCCACCGGTGCCGAAGGCCGCGAAGACTTGCAGTCGGCCCAGTCCTTCCAGCGGAAGCCGTGAAGCTGGCCCTGCCGCGCCTCGAAGAAGGCGATCAGATCGGCGATGTCGTCGAGGCTCCTCAGCCCCACGCCCGCGTCATAGCGCCGCCGCGCCTCGGCCCAGGGGGTGTTGCGCTCCTCGAACCCGTTGGTCAGCGCCACCACCTCGGTGCGCCGCTCGGGGCCCCCGACCGAACCGAAACTCAGGTTCGCGGGAAAGCGCACTTCGTGAAATGCCATTGTCTCGCTCCTCAGCGGTTCCTGTCGCCGCGCGCCAGCGCGCGCGCCATCTGCGCGGCAATCTGGCTCTGGCTGCGGGCAAAGCCCTGCACATCGGGCGTCGTCACGTTCATCACGATGCTCACCGGCCGCCCGCCGCCCTGCGTCTGCACGCCAAGCCGGCCGTCCGCACCGCGTGCCAGCGGCATGATCGCCTCTGGCCCTGCCTCGCCCATCAGCCCGCGCCCGTTCCGCATCGGGAAGGTCGTAGGCGAGGACACTACCCCGCCGCGGGCAAAGGGCATCACCCGGCCCTGGGCAAAACTCCCTCCCTTCTCGAATGGGAAAAGCCCGCTCAGAACCCCGTTCATGCCGCCCGCGATGGCGCCCCCCAGCGCCTCCTGCACCGGCTTCATCGCGACGTTGTAGACGCTTGCCGCCATCGACTGCGCCACCTGCCTGAGCGCATCAGACAGCTTCATCCCGTCGAACACCAACCCGTCGAAGGCGCGCCTGAGCCCGCCGCCGATGCTCTTGGACAGCGTGTTCACCTCGCGGCCGGTGAAGGTCATGCTTTCCCGCATCCGGCCAAGCTCCGCATCGAACGCGGCCGCCATCACCTGAGCCCCGCCAAGGCTGGCCTCGAGCGCCGCCGCCTGCGTGGCAAACCCCTCGATCCCGCCGGCGCCGTCCAGTCCGTCCGTCACTGCCATGTCAATCTTCCTTCGTCCGTTCGGGCACCCCGTCGGGCCAGGCCCGCGCCAGTTCCGCAAGCCGGGCCCGGTCCAGCGGCGGCACCGCCTGCGGATCGCCCAGCATCAGCACAAGTTCCGCCGGCGTCAGCCGCCAGAACTCCGCCGGCGTCAGCCCAAGCCGCCCCAGCCCCGCCCGCAGCAGCCCCGGCCAGTCGAGCCCGCTCATCCTGCGTCCGGCACCGTGAAGGCGCGCGCCAGAAGCGCCGCTGCCGTCCGCGCCGCCGCCACCGGCCCGCCGCCGATCTCGACCTTCAGCAGGTCGGCCGCCGTCCCCTGCCAGCCGCCGCCGCGCAGGCCCGCGACGATCAGCATCAGCACGTCGCGGGTGGAAAACCGCCCCGCCTCGAACCGCTCCACCAGTTCGATCAGCGTTCCCGTGCCAAGCGCCGCCTCAAGCTCCGCCAGCGCGCCCAGCGTCAGCTTCGCCACGTGGCGCCGGCCGTCGAGCGTGACCTCGACCTCTCCCGCCCAGGGGTTGGCCATCAGATCGCCGTGAAGCTCAACGCCCCGGCCGAGGCGAGCGACAGCTCGTAGGTCGCCTCGCCGTTGTAGCTGCCGGCGTATTCGATCGCAGTGATCTGGAACGGCCCCTCGACGATGCCGAAATCCGGGATGATCACCTGGAACCGCTCCACCGTCCCGGCGAAGAAGATCGCCCGCGCCCGCTCGTCGGTGGCGCTGTCAACAAAGACGCCCGAGCCCGAGACGCTGGCCGAACGCACCCCGGCACCGCCCAGAAGCTCGCGCCAGCCGCCCTGGCTCTCGAGGCTTGTCACATCCACCGTCTCGGCGTTGAAGCTGATCCGCGTCGCCCTCAGCCCGGCGATCGTGGTGAACTGCCCGCCCCCCGTCAGGTCGAGCTTGACCAGAAGGTCCTTGCCGTTCTGCGCAGCCATGTCCATTCTCCGATTTCTGCTGGAAACGGGGCTCCCGTGCAGAACAGGCGCCCGCATATGTTCGATATTGTAAAGCTGTAAGTTGCCGTCAGTCCTCGATCCGAGCCCGGAAGGTCAGGTCGATCCGCCGCGTGTCGGCTTTCTCGACCCGCCGCGCGCGCGCCTTCAGGAACCACAGGCCCACCAGCCGCCCCCGCCCCAGCACCAAGGTCGCCCCGGTCAACGCGTCCGACACCGCCGCCGCCGCCGCCTTTGCGGTCTGGAAGCCCGCCTGATCGGTCACGACCGAGACAACGAATTCGTGAAACGCCCCCCGGCCCACCTGGTCGGAGGCGTCCCGCACGTCCTCCGGGCCGATCGAGACATAGGTTCCCGTCACCGTCCCCGGCGGCGCCGAATCGTAGATCGCGCCTGCGACCAGCGCGTCGAGCGCGCTGTCGGCCATCAGCCGCTGATAGATCGCCGCCTGCAGGGCGGCCGCCGCTCCGTAACTCATGCCAGCACCTCCTCCTGCGCGAAGCAGGTCAGGTAATGCCCCTCCGCGTCCTCCTCGGCGACGGCGGTGATGCGAAACACCCGTGCGCCGTCGCGAAGACGCTGCTCGGGTTTCGGCCGCGACGGCGCCCCCTGCGGCGCCGCCCGCACGGTGATCCGGTAGGGCACGGACGACAGCGTGACGAACTCGCCCGCCCGCTCGCGCCCGGCGCCAGCCTCGACCCGCGCCCAGACCACGCCGAGCGCAACCCAGGTCAGCCCGTGTCCGCCCGCCCCGTCCGCCACCCGCTGCGCCTCCTCCAGCACCAGCCTGCGATTGAGTCGCGGCGCGGTCATGCCGAACCTCCGCCCAGCACCCGCACCGTCCGCCACCGCTCGATCAGCGCCATGACGCCGAAGGGCATAGCCTGCGGCGCGCCACCCTCGTGGCGGAACTCGTGGTAATGCGCGGCCAGCAGGAACAGCGACTGCGCCAGGTCGGCCGGCACATCCGCCCAGGCCGCTCCGAACCCGGCGGTGAACACCACCTCGACTGTGCCGCCGACCGGAATCCCCGGCAGAAGCGCGCCCGCCGCGACGATCTTCGGCCGCTGCGCATCCCGCACCAGCCGGTAGCGGCCCGCGTCGATCACCTCCGCCGCGCCCGTCCGGTCCCTCACCGTGACCGAGGCCACCGCGCTCACCGGCGCCATCGGCAAGGCCTGCGCGTCGGGCCAGCGCCACCCCTGAAGCTCCAGCAGGAAATCCCGCGCGATCAGCGCCTTGCCGATCCGTCCCTCGATCGCAGCGATCGCCGCCCGCAGATAGCCCTCGACCAGCGCATCCTGCGCCCCGTCGTCGGCAAAGCCGGTGCCGAGCCGCAGATGGTCCTTGAATTCCGCCACCGGCAAGGCCGCCAGCGGCACCGCCGTCACTTCGCTCAGCATCATGTTCGTTCTCCGAAAGTCACGCCCTCCCCCCTCGGGGTTCGGGCGCGGGCCGGCGCCCCGCATTGCTCGGACGGAGGGAGCAGCTAGACAACACGGGGGGTATGGGCGACCCGCGCCCGGGCGGCCGGGGCCCGAAGGCCCCGACCGATCCGCGTCTCTTACGAGACCGCGAATTTCAGGAGCTTGATTGCCGCGAAGTCGCTCACGTCGCCGCCCACCCGCTTGGAGGCGTAGAAGAGGACATGCGGCTTGGCCGAGAACGGATCGCGCAGCACCCGCATGTCGGGGCGCTCCGCGATCGTGTAGCCCGACCGGAAGTCGCCGAAGGCGATCGCATGGGCGTTGGCGCCGATGTCCGGCATGTCCTCGGCGACAAGCACCGGGTAGCCCATGAGGCGGGCGGGCTCGCCCGCGGCCAGCCCGTCCGACCACAGGAAGCGGCCGTCGGCATCTTTCATCTTGCGCACCGCGCCGGCGGTCTTGGAGTTCATCACGAAGGTCGCGTTGGCGCGGTATTCCGCGTTCAGCGCATAGACGAGGTCGATGATCGCGTCCGAGGCGTTGGTGGCCGCGAAATCGCCCGCAGCACCCGTCGCCACATAGCCGAGCGATCCCCAGGCCCAGGCGCCATTGGCAACGGTGCCGTGCGACAGGAAGCCCTTGGGCTTGTCCACGCCGTCGCCCGACACGAAGGCCTGCGCCTCGGCCCGGGCGAAGCGGTCGGCGATGCGCTCGGCGAGCCACCCCTCCACGTCGAAGGCGCTGTCGTCCAGAAGCCGCTGGCTCGCCTTCGGCATCGCCGCCAGCTCATGAAGCGGGATCGAGATGCGGTCGATCTGCGGGGTCGAGGTCTCGGTCAGCGCCGCCGTCTCGGTGGCCCAGCCCGAGCCCAGATCGGTGTGATCCACCAGCACGTCGAAGGACGTCGCCTCCACGTTCACCACGCTGGCGATGGCGCGCAGCGACGAGGTCGTCTTCAGGACGCCGCGGATACGGTCCGAGGTTTCCGGGTCCACGAGGAAGCCGCCCTCGGCGTTGACCTGGGTGTTGAGCGCCTTGCCCTCGAGGACAAGCCCGCGCAGGCCGTCGTCGTCGCCCGACCGCAGATAGGCCCCGAAGGCCTTCTTGTGCGGCGCGTCGAGATCGACGGCGGTGGACAGCGCCGGACGACCGGCGGTGAAAGATTTGCGATCCAGCATGGTCAGTCGCTCTTCCTGTTGTTGCAGCTTCGATGTCATATCGTCCTGAAAGCCCTTGAACTCGCTCAGGAAACCCTGAAGAGCAGACTTCATCTCCTCGGCCGGAGCGCCAGACACGCCTTCCCCGGCCCGAGCCTTCGTCTCGGTCGTCTTCATACCCATCACCTCAGTCTGGGGTTGGTCGGCGGGCCGCTAGGCGCGCCCCGCCAGTGTCCGGCGCGCCTCCTCGAACAGCGCCGCCAGCTCGCGCAGGGCCGCCGCCTCGGGCAGATCGCCCTTGGCCGAAACCCGCGCCTCGGGAAGCATCGGGAAGGTGACAAGCGACACCTCCCAAAGCTCCACCTCGCGAAGAAGCCTCTGCCCCTTCGCATCCTTCTCCGCCGTCACCGTGCGGTAGCCGATCGACAGCCCGTCGATGGCGCCCGCCGCTACCAGCGCCGCCGCCTCCCGGCCCTTCTCGACCTCGGTCAGGATGCGACCCTTCACGCGCAGCCCCCGACCGTCCTCGGCGATCTCGTCCCAGACGCCGATCGGCTGCCCGGCGTCGTGCTGCCACAGCATCCTCACTGCGCGTCCCTCCGCCTTCAGCCGCTTGAGCGACCGCCCGTAGGCTCCCGGCAGCACCACGTCGCCGCCCTGGTCGGTCACCCCGAAGAGAGAGGCATAGCCCTCGATCCGGCAGCCCTCGGTCAGCGTGATCGCGTCACCCGGCTGGCAGAACTTGGTCTCCAGCCCGTAGTCGATTGTCCTCATGTGCCTCTTCCTACTTCGGCCCGAACTCGATCAGGGATTGCACCGCCTGGCTCAGGATCACGCCGACCACCCCGAAGACCGTCATCCACAACCGCTTCTCCACCCCGCCGATCATCGCCTCGATCCGCTCCAGCCGCTTCTCGACCGTCTCGAACTGCAACGCCATGATCCGGTCCACGGTCTCGAAACGGTGCTCGTGCGCGCACTCGAAGGGTTCCTTGAGATAGCGCGACCCCGCCATCTTCATGCCTCGTCCGGAAGCTTCGGCAGCCCGAGGATCGCGCGTTTCTCGGCATCGGTCAGGAACAGCGCCTCGCCCACGCGCTTCCACTGCTGGTCGCGCTCGCCCGCAAGCGCCGGCACCTGGTCAAGGTCGGGCCTGAGCTCGACCTGGCTTCCCAGATGCGTCGACAGCCAGTGGCTCACCGCCGCCGTCACGCGGGTCGCCAGCGGCAGGACCGTCAGCCGGTAGAACGCCCGGTTCGCCTCCTGGTAGTTGGCATAGGTCGCGTCCCCGGGAATGCCCAGCAGCATCGGCGGCACGCCGAAGGCGGTGGCGATCTCCCGCGCCGCCGCCTCCTTGGTCTTCTGGAACTCCATGTCCGACGGGCTGAACCCCATCGGCTTCCAGTCGAGCCCGCCTTCCAGCAGCATCGGCCGGCCGGCGTTGCGCGCGCCCTGGTGATGCATCTCCATCTCGTGCACCAGCCGGTCGTACTGGTCCGTCGACAACTGCCCCTGCCCGTCCGCGCCCTTGTAGACGATCGCGCCCGACGGCCGCGCGGCATTGTCCAGAAGCGCCTTCGACCAAGCCGAGGCGGCATTGTGCACGTCGACCGCCACCGCCGCCGCCTGCATCGGGCTGAGCCCGTAATGGTCGTCCTGCGGATGGAACGACTTGATATGGCAGACCGGATCGACCGGTCCGGTCATGTCGAACCGGTGCTTGCGCCCGCCCACCGCATAGTCATAGGCGGCGGGCCAGCCATCCGCGCCCGGCACCAGGCTCATCCGGTCGGACCTGAGCACATGGAGCTCCGCCGGCAGCCCGGCGCCACCCACCGCCTCGACATAGCCGTTGCCGCTCAGCAGCAACTGGCCATAGAGCGCCTCGAACAGTTCCGCCCGCCCCTGCCCCGGATTGGGCCGGCGCATCAGCTCGATCACCGGGTGCACATCATAGCGCCGCGTCCCGTCCTGGCAGACCAGCGGCAGCGCCGCCGCCGCCTCGGCAACCAGCTTCACCGCCCGGAAACCGACCGGATTGCCGGAAAACCCGGTCTTCGTCAGGCTCGCCGTGTCGCGGGGCGACCAGACGACGCGGCCCGACGATCCCCAGGCGATCACCCGCCCCGTGGCCGAGGCCTTCTGCTCCGGCACCGCGCCCTCGGCGCGCCGGAAGATGTTCCATGCCATCCGATCTCTCCTGTCTCGGCACGCCGGCGCCGCCGCGACGCGGTCCGCCTGCCCTTCATCTTGCTCGAAATACCTTCTGGGGGTGTGGGGGGCCGACAGCCCCCCGCCTCGCCCTCACAGGCTCCGCACCTGCGGGCGGCGCCAGCGCGCCGCCGGCTCCACCATCAGGTCGGTCAGCGCCCAGACCAGCGCGTCCACCCGGTCGGGGGAGCCCTGGCCCTCGTAGCCCGTGACAGTCATCCGGCACATCTGGTCTTCCAGCGCGTGAAAGCTCCCCGCGTGATGCACCCGCCCCTGATCGTAAAGCGCCGCCACCGGCTCGGCCCGCGCGGTCTTGCCGCGCGAGGCGCGCACCGCGCGGAACGGCACCATCGGGTCGATCTGCCGGACCACCGTCTCGACCAGATCACCGCCCTGGTTGACCTCGGCCACCAGCCGGTCCGCGCCATGCCGGTCCATCGCCGCGATCGCCGCCCGCGCCCAGTCGGCCGGCGAGGCACCCCGGACGGTGGCGTCCTCCAGCACGAAGGCGCGCCAGTCCGACGGCGGCCCCTCGGTCAGCGCGCCGACCACGACGATCCCGCATTCGTCCGATCCCGCGTGCCCGGTGACCGGCGGATCGACCGCCACGACGATCCGGCTGAAGCCCCCGGGCGCCGCCTTCCGCCCGGCGTCGAGCCGCGCCGTGGTCCAGAGCGCACCCTCCGCCTCCTCCAGCAGCACCCCGTCCAGCTCCTCCCGTTCCGTCCTTGTGCCGGCATAGCGCGTCCGCACCTCTTCCAGGAACGACGCCGCGAGATAGGCCCGGTTCGCTTCCGTGGGCGCCTGCGTGAGCACCGTCGAGGGGTTCTTCACGATCGTCTTCAGCACGCCGACATTCCGCGGCGTCGTCGTCACCACCTGCCTGGGATGCTCGCCAAGCCTCAGCGCGAACTGAAGCATGTCCCAGGTCTCCTTCGCCTTCTTCCACTTGGCAAGCTCGTCGACCCAGGCCGCGTCGAACTGCGGCCCCCGCAGGCTATCGGGGTCGAAGGCGGAATAGACCTCCGCCACCGCCCCGTTCGGCCAGACAAGCCGCTTGCGCGTCGCCTCCCAGGCCGGGCGCCGGTCGGGTGGCGAACAGGCGAGGATGCCGCTCTCGCCGAAAATCATCACCTCGCGCACCTGGTCGATCGTCTCGCCCACCAGCGCCACCCGCCGCGCCTGTCCCGGATCGCCGGCCCGCGATCCCTCGACCTGCGCCCGCACCCATTCGGCGCCGGCGCGGGTCTTGCCCGCGCCGCGCCCGCCCATGATCACCCAGGTCTTCCAGGCGCCCTCCGGGGCCAACTGATGCGGCAGCGCCCAGAACTCGAAGAGCCAGGGCAGCGCCATCAGCGCCTCGTCCGTGAGCCCGGCGAGGAAGGCGTCAACCGTCTGCGGCGTCGCGGAGGCGAGCCAGCCTGCGGCCGATCTCATCGCGGGCGGCGTCGAGGTCGAACGCGCGCCCGCCCGCATCGCCTCCGTCACGGTCTTCCCTGAGTTTCGCAACTTTCGCCCTTTCCTCGAACACGATCTGCAGGGCCGAGCGGAGGTCTCGCATGACCCGCACCCCGTCCTTCAGTTCGCTCAGGTCGCCTTTCCGCACCCGGTCCATCGCGGTGTGGATTTCCACGACGATTTCGTCCAGAAGCCCCATCGCCTCGGTCACGAGGGGCCTCGTCAT